ACCTCCATCATCAACACTCGATAGTCTTTTGTTAGCATCTGCAAATAGTCTTCTAATTGAAGCGGCAGGTGCTGATGCATCTGAACTTTGAGCTGCCATATCAAAAAAACCTGCACCAGCAGTTCCCAATATTTTAAATGAATTGGAGAAAAAATCTCCTGCTCCTGTAATCCATGCTGTTGCAGTACCACCAAACATCCATTCAAATAATCTACTAGCATCAGAAGCCATAGTGCTGTTTATCTGTAATGAACCAGTAGCATCAGTCATAGTGCCTTGAGGTTGTCCAGAAATATCTATTACAGCTTGTAGTGTAGGAATGACACCTCCGCTAGTTGGACCTGAACCGAATTTATTTGCTGGAATAAACTTAGCTCTATTAGCATCAGTTAAATTAGTAGTACCGCGCCTAACAATAATATAACCAATCAGCAATCCATTCTCTCTAATATTAGTTTCGATAACAAACGCTTCAGATTGAATACTAGCTTCAGCTTGAGACATAGAACTGTATATAAACTGACCATATTGAAGCCTTAATAAATTAGAAGAAAATACATTAACTCTATATACTTGCCAATCTGCTGCGGTTGGCAATGCTGTTACTACACCATTTAAGTCATAATTTACAGTATCTATAACATCTGTATTTGCCGTTTCAGTACCAGTCTGAGTCCTTAATCTAATTGTATTAGGCGCTGTTAATGCAGCCAACCCCAATTCATTAGGGTTATCCGTATCTGAATTACCTACTCCAACTCTGGACATAACGCCAGACGATTTATTTAATTTTAAATTAGCGCCATTAGCACTAATAATGTTTCCTGATAAATTTAAAATCCCTACATTTCTCATAAAAGAATGTAATTGAACTCCAATTTCAGATACACGATTAGGATAATTGTTCACTGCATTTAAACTAGTTCCATTAGTATGAACTAATACAAATTCTCCTAAACTAGAATATAACTGCTCTGTTGTAGATGGAGCTGCTTGTTGAATAACAGTCCCACCAGTTTCAACTCTAACATAAGTTATTTTTTGAGATAAATTAGTTACAGATTGAGCTGTTAAGTTTACATTAATATACTCTGGCGCAAATGTATCTGGGTCAATAATCCACCCTCTAACCTGAATATCAAACTTAGTGGTATCTGCATTAATAGAAACTCCTACGCCATCAATTACTCCTGTAGATTGCAATCTATCAACTCTGTCCTCTAACTGAGGATTATCTTCTAAATCTAATATATTAGCAACTGTAAGATTGGAATAATCTTTTGCTTTTATCTTTAAGACATAAATTAACGCAACAGGATAACCACTTGGAGTGCCATCAATAGTATAATTCCCCAACGCATCAAAACTGGAGACATCCACTGTAACTCCACCACTCGTTCTCGGAAATTCACCATTAGGCTGTCCGTTTTCAATAACTGAGACGTATGCGTCAATTCCTCCTTGCAATTGGTTGAGCAAGATTGTTGCTCCTGTTGGGATTGTAATTGTACCCGTTGTTGAGCTAATTTCTGTAAAATAGGTGATTTTATATTCATTGTCTTCTAATGTTACCAAACGCGCCTCATCTACTGGAGATAATCCAGAATTTCCGCTTTTTTGTGATATTATTTTCTTTCTTTGAAACTGTGTCATTATGGCAAAGTTGATACCAATAAATAAAAATCTACACTTCCTTGAGTAGCTGCATTTAATAACCCTACAGTAGAAACTACAGAACCTCTTATAGAAGTAGCTGCTCCAAAATTTTCAACTGTAGGCACAATAGCTGCTCCTAATCCAAACGTAGTATTTCCTACCGCCTGTAATACATTAAGTGTGGCTGCATATTTAACTAAGTTGCCATTAATACCTACCGAAGCAGTATAAGTAGCAATAAGTCCACCTGTAAATAAAGTAGTGTGCTTTATAACACAAGACTGAATTATCCCTTTCGCTGGTAATGAATATATCTCTATGTCATTTGTCAATCCCGCTGTTGAAAAATCACTATATGTTTTAGTAATTTTAATCCACCTCGAAACTTCACCCGCAGTTATAGGAGGTGCTTTTTGAGATATTGTTTTTCTTTTACTGAAACCAGTCATAATTATTTATTTACCGTAATATTCAATAGTGATAGTGCAAAACAAGGCATCTGTAGCTATTAGCTTAAGAGCTACCACGTTAGTATTATTGTTGATCTCAAATAAATCTCCATCGCCCATCCACATACCTTTCGTTGCAGCTACAGGAACATCTCCTACTTTTTGAGTATATCTTAATAAATAAGTTGCATCTGTCGGACTTCCTATTTTCCTTACTTTAATAATAACTCCACCAACATCTGTTGAGGTAGTCCCAGTAGGTAATGCCGTAAAAGGTAATGGTAGAGCCGCAGCCGTTAATGTTAAATCTTCTGTTCCTAAGCAAACCTTGTCTGCTAGTTTTGAATTAGCGGCTTGCGCTGCTGCTATCATTTGTTTTGCTTCTGATGCTGTCATTTTAATATATTTTAAGTGAGTTAAAAGTATAAAAAAAAGGGACAAGTTTTTATCTCATCCCTTTAATTTTAAAGTTAGTTAATTCCTTAGTTACTAAATGGAGTTGCTATTACTCCAGTTCCTAAAGTAACTCCAGCCACATGCCATTGAGTTGCTGATACACAAACTACATCAATATAACCACCTACTAAGCCACCAGTTGTGGTTGCGCTTAATGTAATAGTTTTATTTGCAGTAGAAGCACCGAACTTCATGTCATTAGCAGCGTCAGGAGTTGCAATAGCTCCCCAAACACCTCCAACAAACACATCCGCTCCAGTTGTATTGATAATATAACCAACGCTTGTTACAGATGTAATAATGGCAAATCTATATTTCAGTCCTACATTCGTAGCTGAACAAGCTGGTAACGTCACAGTAATACCATCAACTTTAGATAAAGTATAAGTAGTTCCACTTGTAGTTGCCGAAATAGCTGGTGTAGTTAATGCAGTTAATGTAGCTCCTGTAACAGCTAAAACAGGCGTTTTAATAATAGTACCTGCTCCTGCTGTTCTCTCAGAAATCATATCTGATTTTAAACCTAAAGCATTAGAGAAGATTTCTAGTCCAGTATGCGTTTCTGCTCCAGCATGAGTATTAGCTCCCGTAAAAGCAATTACTTCAGGTACAGCACCATTGCCATCTTTTATAACTGTTTGTTCATACAAAATACAGTCCCCTGCTCTTGCGCCTTGTTTGAATCCAGAAAGTATTGCTTTAACTGCTGGATAAAATCTGTTGTTTTTGAAAAGTAAATTCATTTTTTATAGTTTTTAAAAAAGGGCTGACACTTTTTAGAATCAGCCCTTTTAAGATTAGTAATTAATTTTTAGTAATTATAAACGTTTGCATTCCCTACAGCAACCAACTCAGTTACATTTGGCACAGCCGCAGCACTATTTAAGTTAGTATATTGGAAGAAAGGAATCAATACAGTTGCAGCAGCAAATACTAATGGAGTTGTACCAACAGAGTAAACTGGGTATTTAACGTCATTAATATAGATACTTACAGCTCCACTAATAGCCACTTTAATAACGATGGTTACAGCAGTTGCATCAGCAGCATTAGCTCCAGAATCAGTTGCTACAGTAGCCGCATTACCTAAAATACCATAAGTATATAAGTCTGTTCCAGCAGGGCCAGTTCCAGCAGCAGCCATCTCTGTATAATCATTAAAGTCTAATGTGAAAGCCTCTTTCTTACGAAGACCTGCCATATAAACAATATTAGCTACAGTGCCAGCAGAGAACTTATTAATCAAAGTAATCTCTGATTTACCTACCACGAACTCTTGAGGACAAATAGCTACTACTTCAGCAGAATAATGCGCTCCTTCAGTTGCAGCCGCATCTTGCTCGATTAATAATCCAGCAGCACCTTGCGTAGGAGCCACGATGGTTTGTGTGCCGATATTGTAGTGATTCATTAAACCTTCTACAGTTAAGAACTTATTCTTCAAAGAAGTAGTTGTAACTGGTACAGCTCCTAATGGCCCTTGAATAACGAAGTTTTTATCGAAAAATTGAATTGTAGCTGACTTATCAGAAGAATATAAATTCTTTAATACTGATTCGTGCATAGCGCGTTCAAAAGCAATATATCCAGCTAAGTTAGTTGTAGCTGAACCAGCACCGTTATCTACCCAAACTTGGGCATTTCTTAATGTTTGTCCTTTGTAATTAGAAGCCATTAAAGGCAATTGTACATCAGATAAATAAGAGATGTTGAACAAGTTGTATTTCTGTCCACTTGTAGCATAAGTATTGTCAGCAGCTTTTGGAGCTGAAACTCCACCTGAAATTAAGTTACCAGTTGTGTAATCTACTACTGGAGCTAAAGCAGCTAAATAAGCGCCTACACCTAATCCATAAGAAGCAGCAGTTGTTAAAGCGATGTCAGTTAAAGCAAAACCACCACCATTGCTATCTTTTTTCAATTTAATAGTAGAAGCGCCTTCAACATTAGTCATTCCTTGGCTCGGAGCTGGGTAATAACTTGCATCATCAGTAATAGTAAATCCTGTTCCTGTTAATAAAGAAGCAGCAGCTACATGATTAGCTGATTTAGCATTGATTTTAGCAACTAAAGCTAAATGAATAGCTTCACGCTGTAAAGCAGCCGTAGCCCCTAAATTAGTAATGACATCTGGAGTATCATACGCATAGATGAACGGTTGCTCTCCTAATCCCATATCTCTACGATTCGGGTCATTAATAGTTACGATGTAACGGGTGCTTGCCGTTGGAGCATAACTTGACGCTCCAATAGTTACTACTTGTGCTACTTCCGCCTTGTAATTTGCTTGTGAAAAATTCACAATGCGAGACTGACGAATTGCCTCATCTAATCCTGGGATGCGAATTTCACCTCCTACGTATTGCACGTCCGTACCTGCGGATGCTTTAAACAATACCGATTTTGTTGGGTTTAACATTTTGTTTTTGTTTTTGTTGGTTTATAATGTATCAAATATAATTAGTATTTCAATATGAAATTACTTAGATTCTTTTTCTGCAAACTGAGAACCATCGTAGTCAGAATTAACTCCTAATAGTATCTCAGCAGCCATTTTAGCTATCTCTTCGTGGCACTTAGGAGGTAATTCTATAGCAGTTGTTAGGGATTTCTTTATCACTTGTCCACTAGTTAAATCAGTCAATGCGCCATTCGTCGTGAATTCCACACCCTCTCTGTAAGTAATAGCATTATACACTGACACATCAACTGCGATATAGGTAGTGTTAATAGCAAGTACACCTGCGCCAGCGTTAATCAAATCCGTATCAGCTCCCATAGTAAAAGTAGCAGGAACTTTTATATATTCTAAATTTGCAGTCATCGTAGCGGACGTTCCTTTATAAATATTAAATCCAGTTGCATCTTCTAGCATATAAGGCTTCTTATTACTTGGCTTAAGGAACGAGCATTCTAAGATTGGCCCTTTAGTATTATGAGTCATTTGATCTCTACAATATGTAGATGTTCCACTAATAGTAGTTGTAATACTTACATAAGTTTGATAATCTGTAGGATAATTAGCGTGATTAATGTAAACATCATCGTTATAGGCTCCAATATTAGTAACCGTTAATGCTGCTGTTTTAACAAGTGTAAACAATTCATCTCTGAACTTCTGAATACGATCTATCCCTCTTAATTCATTAGGCTTATCTGAATCTGTTATACTATCTATCTTCTTCATAATAGCATCATTTACAGCTCTGTCAATCTCTGTATTAAAGAATCTAGAGTTTCTTGAGTAATCAGTATATAGCCCAATAGCCATGTATGTTTGTATCGCGTTCATAGTAAGTATTTTGACTTAAAAGTAAATAAAAAAGGAGCAAGTTTTTAGCTTACTCCTCAGTTTTGTGTTTAGTGGTTTTGTTTATGCGTTTTCAGCCTCTTCTATTTTAGCTTTTAATCCTTCTACAGTTTTGATAAAGTGAGGGCTTTTAATCTTTAATTCTTTAGCTCTTTCTAAAAGTTTAGCATATTCATCAGCATCTTCATTAGATTGCATTGTTCCGATTACAGGAGCAGAACCTTCAATTTTTTCTGCTTTAGGTTGATGTTTAGCTAACTCAGCTCTCAATTTAGCAATCTCAGCATCTTTACTAGAATCATCTTTCCCGAAGTTAGTATTAGCCATTGATTTAAGAGTTCCTTTATCTAACGCGTCACATTGTACTTTAATAGTAGATGCCATACTTGAATCGTTAACTAAATGACCAATAGCATCATCTTTACTATACCCTAAGTGAATAGCACCATACATAAATGTGCCACTAGCGAAGTCTTCTTTAAGGATTCCTTTAGATAACGCTCTATTGAAAATAGTAATATATTCTCTGTTTGGATTATTGTAAATATCTAAGAATTTACGTGGGTCGTTCTCCATGATACGATATACTTCATCTAAAAGCATATTTCCGTATCTATTAGCCTCTACATGAACTCCGATATTACGTGCCATTTCTTCTAATGCAACCTTATCTTGCTTAGCCAATGATTCGATAATATCCTCGCATTTACGTCTTAATGAACGTTTATCAACTGATTTAGCTGCCTCTGCTTCTTTACTGAATACTTTGTAAAGTGGTCTACCAACTTGGTTAGGGCTTCCTTCTACAAACGGGCTATTTAAGATAATAGCACACAATACAGCGTCTTTCTTATTCTTAAGGTCGAATAACATATCACCTTCTAATACTATCTCTTCATGAGCAATATTACCAGTGCTGTTATTTACTCCTTTGTGTAAGCCCCAAAGTAATCCTGTTGCTGAATCAGTGTAGCGTTTAAATCTAACCTCTTGGTTATGCTTACGCTTGCCGTCCGATGTTAAATTCTGCTTCATCTGCTTAATTTCAACAAGTCCGTCACGTTTAATTAATCCTGGTTTATTGAAGTTTACATACTTAAACTCATAACCGCTTTTGTCTTTGACTATCGTGTAGTCAATGCCGACCTGTAGCGTCTCGCTAACATCTTGGTCGTTTTCTAAATAGTTCATATTTATTTGTTTTTAAATTATACTGACAAATATATCAATAAAAAAGATTCAAAATTGAAACCTTTTGAGCTGGTCTATGGTATAAGTAGGAAAATATAAAAACAAACAACATGAAAAAATACCCAAGCATTGAACAATTCAGAAACGTAATTAGAGCAGTAAAGGCTATTCACGACTTTAAAGGAAAAGACGAAGAAGGAAAAGCTATTTATTCACACACAGACAACTATCCAACTTTAAAATTTGAAGGAACGGTTAAACTACATGGAACAAACGCTGGTATAGTAAAATATTCAGACGGTAGAATTGAATTTCAATCAAGAGAACGTGTCCTATCTTTAAATGACGATAATGCTGGATTTATGGGAACCTTATGTAATAAAAACTTAGATTCATTATTCAGTTTGCCATTTGATGATTATACTGCAATTTACGGAGAGTGGTGCGGTGGAAGTATTCAAAAAGGAGTTGCAATTAATGGTGTCCCTAAAATGTTTGTTATTTTCGGAGTGATGATTGATGATTGCTGGGTAGATTTTAATGAAAACTTAAAAGATAACGAAAACTCTATTTATAACATATATCAGTTTCCTACATACGAAATAGATATAGATTTCAACAGTCCCGAATATTCTCAAAACAAACTCATAGAAATGACAATTTCAGTTGAAGAATCTTGTCCAGTAGGTAAATTCTTTGGCAAGGACGGAGTTGGTGAAGGGATAGTATTTACTTGTACAACAAATAAAGAACTTAAATTTAAGTCAAAAGGAGAAAAGCATTCTGCCTCAAAAGTCAAAGTATTAAATCCAATTGACACAGAATTAATGGAAACTATTAATGAATTTGTTGATTCAGTTGTTTCCGAAAATAGATTAAATCAAGGTATTTCATATTTTAAAGAGAGCAATATAGAAGTTGATTCTAAAAATACAGGACAGTTTTTGGGGTGGGTAGTAAACGATGTTTTAAAAGAAGAAAAAGATACGTTAGATAAAAGTGGACTTGATGAAAAGAGAGTTAAAAACGCTATAACCACTAAAGCTAGAATATGGTTCTTAAATCAAATATAAAACTAAAAAACCTCCTAGCAATTAAGTTAGGAGGTTTTTACTATTTAAGTTTTAATCTTAAGATTGACGTAAGATAGCCCAATTTTGAGTGTTATAGATAACAATTAAGTCCTCTTTTAACATTGCATAAGTATCAGCATCTTTCTGTGTGATGATTGCACCAGCACCTACTCCTGTCATACCTTTTAAATCAGCAGTTACCATTGAACGGTTACCACCATGCGCTCCTCTTGGGATAATCTCGATATTCTTACCGTATTCTCCTTCGATGTTACCACCCATGTAAGTACCTGACATAATGTTACGTCCTGAGATAGTAGATGTTGCAGAGAATTTCTTAGCGTCATCAAACATAGGATGTTGCATACAAGTAATTGTAGAACCACCATAATGAATTTGAGTAAAAGTAACTCCTGATACTACATTAGCATCTCCACCGTTTACTGATTGTTTAAACTCAATGTTTAAAGCAGAAGCAATACGAGCAGCTTTCTCTTGGAAGTTAAAGAATCCATCAACACCTGTTAATAACACGATATTAATTTTACCGTTAGCAGAATTTGATTTACGAATCAATAACTTAATCATATCAATGAAGTCATCTTCTGTAGCTTCTCCACTAGTTCCTGAACCGAATATCTCGTTTCCACCAGCGATTTGCTCTTCGATACCATCACCTGCAATGATTCCATCTTCAGCATCTAAATCTGGAACTACTGGGAACTGTCTACGAGTACCATCAGCATTCTTCATTGTAGATACACCGAAGATTTTAGCATACTCATTCTCTCCTGAGAATAACGCTTCTGCTTGACGCATAGCTGTATATTTCCATCCACGAACCATTTCACCACCTACTTCAGTTTCATACCAAGTAACTTGATTAGCAACTGCTCCTGTAACTGATACTGATTTACGTTGAATAGTCATATCAACAATAAAACGATCTGGGTGCATTGTACGAGAATATCCTTTGTTAGAACCTTCACCGTAGTTAGTTGTTACAGCCATACATGTTGCTGTACCGTTTCCGTTTGGAGCTGCATGAGTAGCATAAACGAATACTTCACTTTGTTGATTCATGAAGTTATATAAATAACCTCCTGCTGTTTTAACTGGTTCTGTAGTACAGATTGCTGAGTAACGTCCTGCGTTTTGAAACAACACAACGTGTCCTTTATAAATATACTTGTCTTTAAGTAATAATTGGAATGAACCATCTGCTCCTGAAGCACCTACTTGTTGTAAAATAGTAGAAGCTTGGTCTAAACGACCTTGTACAGCGAACTGTAATGAACTAGAACCAATTGGCGTACCGTCTGGCGCTTTACCGAATTTCTCTAATTCAGTTACGTTTACTCCCCAAGGGCCTACTGCTCCTGAAGTGATTAATGTAGATAACTGACGTTGATCTACGTGATACATCATCTTTTTAACCTCTGGTTTAAGATTCTGATTTTGCATTAAGTCATTCGTTGTAGTACATTCGTCACCGAATACACCTTGTACGACTCTAACTTGTCCTGGATTTTGTGACATAATTATTTGTTTTTAAGGTTTTTTAATTTAGTTAATTTGTTTTAAACCTTGGGTCATTCTTAAGCTTATCAAAGCCTGTTAATGTTTCATTCTGTACTACAGCACCGCCCCCAATGTTATCTAACGGTGGTGTATTGTGTAATTTGTTGGTTATTGCCATCTTGCCCTTTGCTTCGCTCTTAGCTATCGCAGCTTGAAATGCTTTTTCACCAAACTCTTTGTATAATAAAGCTGCCGCGATGAAATTAGGGTCTTTTAATGCAGTATCGTACTTTCCTTCTGCATAGTTTTTAGCCATAATTTGTTTTGCTTCAGGCGCAATATTAGAACCCATAAAACTCGGAACTTCATTCAGAGCCTTTGATATGTTTTCTATTTCACTATTACGTCTTTCAGCATTTAACTTCTCACTGTTTGCTTTATATTCTTGTATCTTAGATTCTCTCTCTGTTATGATTTGATTCTCAATAGCATCAAGTTCTAGTCTAATTCTTGTTTCTTCGTGCGCTGCATTACCACTTTCAATTTGCTTTTCCACCTCTGCATCCACCCATGTAGATTCTGCATTAGGGTATCTAGCTTCAATATCGGCTCTTACTAACTCAGCAGTGTTCATTGCTTTAAAAGCTTCTATGTTCTTTAAAGGAGCTTGTATTTGCTCATAAGATAGTCCTGACTTGGCAAGTTCAAATTCTAATCTTACTCGTGGGTCAACACCTTCAAATATCTTGTCTTCTGATACTGCTCTTAACGCTTCAATTTCAGCCTTTAATGGAGCTGCTACCTTCTCCTCGAACTTAGTCTTAAACTCTTCATAAGAATCGTTTTCAAGTTCTAACTCTTCTAGTTTAGCAACCGCTTTCCAACCTTCTTCAGTATTCTCATCTAAAGTTAAAGCATCACCTTCTAAAGTTAGTGGAGCTTCCTCTACGGTTTCTTCAGGTTTAGTTTCTTCAGCTTTAACTTCTTCTGCTGGCTTCTCAATGTTTAAATCTTGATTAGCAGTTTCTAAATTAGTTGCTGTTTCTACTGGTTTTACTTCTTCTACTACTGGCGCTGTTTCAATTTTATTTACATTATCAGCAGTCCATTTAACTTGTGATAGTAAATCTAAATTCGCCGTTGGTTTAGCTACCTCGGCAACATCTCGTTGCTCTACTGGGGTATTTTCTGTTATTTCTGGCATTTTATTGTATTTTAATGTCAAATATATTAAATATTCGTATTGTTTATTTGTTCAGTAGAAACTTTATGTTGTGTCTCTATCACATTATTCGCTCCCTTATTGTCGTCAATTCTTATCTGGTTAGTTGCTTTCCACTCAATTTCATCCATAGCCGCCTTCTGTTTATCCTCACGATCTTCTTGAGCTAATTGTATTTGAGTCTGTTGTTGTTGAGCAGACATTTGTTGTTGAGCCTGTAATTGCATTTGTTGTTGTTCACTAGTAAATTGTTTTACTTTAGACCATGCATCATTTAAAATAGCTTTCTTCTCAGAGAATGTTTCTGCAATCATATAACTAAACGCATCCTCTGGTCTAATTTCTTTAGCATTTAAAGAAGTAGCCATTTGCTGGTCCATAAACGATGTAATCTTAGCATACTTACTTCCGTCTTGGATATGTACACCATAATCTTTAAATCCTAATTCTTGAGATACCTGTAACCATCTTTGCTTAGAAGTTCCTAATATCTGCTCTCCTTTTTCTATCTTATAGAATGCCCATGTCACTTTAGTAGACTCCACAACCTTCTCTAATACCTCACTTACGTAAAGATATACTCCATAAAAGAAAGGTGCTGTAATAGTCCTAGACGCTGTAATAGCCGAATCTGTATTAGCTACCGTTGCGCTTGCTGATATCTGACCTTCTCTGTTCTCGTTAATACCAGTCATTCTATCCATCATAAATAGTAAACTGTCTTTAAAGGCTACTAACGAAGGAAACGAAGAGCTTAATCCTAAGTCATAATCCTGTAGAATATTATTAAGACTTACGTCTCTACCGTGAAAGTTACCACTTGCTGACGTATCATACTCTACAAATGAGTTATTAACAGCATCGTACATTACTTGTTTTACAGTCTTATCTTTTCCTAATGCCGCGCGATTGAATCCTAAAATCTTACCTATAGCTTTATTAATATCCTGTAATATCTTATACATAGTAATATCAAATACATTAGATAAGTTATCTAATTCATTCATTAATGAGAACATCTTCCCGTCCACATTCTGACAAATAAATCCTGTATAAGAACTACCGAAGATTCTTGTTGGGTCATCCACCTTTCTCATTTGGAATAAAGCTCTACGACAATTAACGTCTAGTTCCTTTAATCCTCCGATACGAGTTGCTTCCCATAAATCCTCTGCATATTTAACTGAAATCTCGAAATCTCCTTTAGCTACCTGAAAGTCATATTTATCTTTATTGTTCTCATACTCATCAGTATCAAGTTCTTTAAACATATACTTCTCATTGTCATCCATTGCTAATTGACTAGTAGTTTTAAGCATCTTTTTAAAATACGTAGGCAATACCGACTTCCATTCAATGTGCATTACCTGAATCATCAAGTTACCGCCTACCATTCTTACACCACCATTACTTCTGTTAGTGTAGATAGTTGGATTCTCTGCAATTGAATTTAATAATTCTATCTGTTTCGGTTCAAGTTTGAATCTTTTTAATACATCATGTACTGACATATAAAGACAAGAACCTAATATTGGACTCTTCTTAAAGAAATAATCTCCTTTTATTCTTTCGTAAATTGCCTCGCGCGGGTCGATAGAAATAAATCTAGTTTCCCCCTCTTCATCTCTCTCTACCTTACTAAACATCATTGAAGTAATAGTAGCGTTCAACACATCGTCCGACAACTTAAGCTTCATCTTTTCAGAGATAATCATTTCATTTAAAATGATTTGCATGATAGTTTCTTCCTTATCCTTAAATGATAGTTTTGCCCAAATCGGGTCTTCATCACTCTCAGGTATCAGCGCGCCTTCCATTACATCTACACCAGCCTTATCCTTTAAATCCATTAACTCTTTACGAGCTATCATAGCTCCAGTCATAAAGTCCATCTGAGCCATTTTCTCTGACTTAGCATCTCTATTAACTGTTTCTACCGTAGCTGATAAAGGCTGTGTAAGGAACTCACCAACCATTAATTGAATCTTTGGCTTATGCGCTCTGTAAGAAATAAACTCAGCTCTATTATCCGCACCAAACTGTTTAGTAAGGTACTTCATGCTGTTTTTAGGACGTTCTCCGTTATATGAACGGAAGTCTCTATCCATTTTATCTCTAATAGGATTAGAACCTCTCCAAAGTTGCTGTGCGTAGTCTAAATGTTTAGCCACCCATTCAGGTGTCTTATCTTTTTGGAAACAAGTTTGTATCGGGAAGTTTACTTGGTTATTCATTTATGACTATTTTATTCAAAAATAACTAAAATATCTAATGTTATGACCCAAAGCCATTAAAATCCTTTTCTGGATTGTCAGGTCTACTTCTTTGATTAGAATCTACAAACTCTTCTTTGTAAACTAATTCTCCATTCTCTTCTATCCAACATCCGAAAGAATAAGGATTGTTTTGATTAGTTTCTTTCTTATCTCGAACAGGAGCCGTTTCACTTACATCCTGCATTAAAGCAATACCATAAGCATCCGCTAAGTCATTATCACTATCATCTTCAGTTTCATCAAAATCCATTAACTCCTTTATTAAATCAGGAAACCAAATATTAGTTGAGTGATCGAAAATAGCTGATTGCATTAAACCAGTTCTCATTGGCCTACTATATGTAGTTAGCCTTACCCAATATTCATGTGCCTGTTGGGTATTTTCACTCTCAAACTTAGTAGGACGTGGAGCTAAATACTTAATACACCCCATCTCACTATATGTCTTCAACAAACCAGAACTATGCGCTAAATCACCTAATGTATTTCTCACTAAATCATAATAAACAGAAAGCTTTACGCACATCTCAAAGAATATTTCTTTACGCTTAGGACGCGTTCTTATAACTGCCACTGGCATATTATGAGGTATTCCAAATGTATTTTTACGAGTAATAACACACATAGCTCCTAAAGATTTAGAAGACGCTGCCTTATCCTGATCGTAACCGTCAATACCAGCAACATATAAATTTTGATACTGCTTTGCAGGATGGTAGCCGTCTAAAATCAATATACAATCTTTCTCGTCGTCTAAGTCTTTCGCAGGATGAGCCGTTACTTTTAACGGTGTTTTGATTTTACCGTCAATGTCTCTATCCCACTCTAATTTATATTTAGAATACCTTGGCTTATTACTGTTAATCGAAAAATCTTGTGCATTTAACAGTTCTGTATCAAAATCGTTAGAATTTGTTTTCCTGAAAATCTCCGATTCGTCTAATGGATTATTCTGACAATATTTAAGATACTTCTCTAGCTTACCTTTCTTTAATTCTATTCTCTTTTTCTTAATATGCTCTAATGCAGCTTCCCTATCTTCCATACCTACACATTGATATGCTTTGTATTTTTTAAGCAAATTTGGAATTACAGAAATATCTTTACCGTTACGAGTAGCGCCACCATAAAAAGGCTTTTTGAATCTATCTCCTGCTATTAAGAATTTAACACAATTATATTCATCAGGATTCTCCCAAACTATCTTAAAGTCCTTAGACCCTTTTTCAATTCTGCCGCCCGTACCGTAAATGTAAAAAGTACCTACTTGAACATCTCCATCCACTAAGCAATCTTCTGTAGCCGCAATCCATTCTATCAAATGTTCAAACTCTCCACTCTCCTCTGCTACAGCATCATTTAAAAACAATCCCTTAAACATATTAGGATTATTGTGCATGGTACGAACTAATAATTTACACCCATTATTCTTCTCTACATCCTTACCGTTTTCTGTTATCTTATACCCAGACACCACTTCGTCAGGATTTTTAAGCAAAGTATTTACCTTTAACTCAGGAACTAATAGCGATTCAGAATCACTCCACTTTGTCATGAAATCTTCTGCATACTTCTTTTGTCCTGCCGCTATACCACCCTGATAAACCTCATTGAATCTAAACCCATGATCTATTACAGCCTTTTGAGTAAACTCAGATACACCAGCTCGACGCTTCTTTCCAATAACTAAGTTCTTTTGATTCTTTTTACACCATTCGATTATATAACATAATTCTAAATGTAAATCGCAAAAATCAGGTGTAATAACTCCATTAATGGTTAACATAGAATTGAAGTTCATATAATAATAGAATCTTCCTGGAAGGAATATACCTCCAGTTTGATAGCCATTAATACATCTATAGATTTGTTCCTGCCAAAATATCTCATAATCTGGAGTACCTATAATCTTTGGATTTTTAACTCCATCGGCATAATCTGGTATTCCATTTACAACTATGGGATTTGGCAAAAAATTCTTTCCCTTCACATAAGGGGCGTGTGGTATATCATCAATCTCTTCAGCTCTCATATTATCCTCGTTTAGCGGTTGATGCTCTATACATTTTTTGGTTGGACTTGAATCTTTCTAAGAAACTTAATTCCATTTTACCACTAAGTTTACCTTCCATTAAAGTGGATTCAATGACCTCTGATTCGATAGCTCTAATAAGTTTCCTGAACCTGTCAATATTCTCAGAGGCATTCTTAATACCTATAGTAGATTTATCTTCCTCCAATATAGACATTTGCTCTTGAATCTTTCTATTGTAAAGGTCAATAAGCTCTACGTTTGGGTCGTATTGCAAAGACCTATAAGAATCTATTGCAATTTTAATCTTTTGTGGATGCTTTTCTGGGTCTAATAAATTAGGTACATTATCTCCAAATACATGGAATATGGCTCTTGATAATCTTTGTCTTTCTGGGAACTGTCTATAGATAGAATGATAATCATAGACTAGAATAATAAAGAGTAGCTCTTTATCGTTTATAAGTTTTAATTCTGGACATAAATCAACGCAATCTCTTCTAAGAACTACATTGTTCTTTAAGTCTGTGTAAAATAGTAAACTCATATTATATAAATTAAAAAAGAGGAACATCTCGTTCCTCTCCAAATTTAATGAATTATTTAATCAATTTTACTTATTACACCTTTTGTAGTAATTAGGAGTATCAGGATAAACTGGACTATTGATACTCTTTTGTAGTTCTTTATAGTCCCTTTCGTTGTCTATCCATGCGAGACATAAACAAAGTATCGAGAATAATGCCAGTCCCATACATGCCATAAATCCGATGTTTGCTATTTTCATTCTTTCCATTTTTTTACTTATTTAGGTTCAAGTTTATATTTATATCTAAGATTTGTTTTGTTTTTTCTATTCCCCAACAAATAACCACATAAAGTGTCTTCATTAATACCATTTTTTTCGGCAGCTATTTTTCTAGATGGATATACTTCTCCAGTAACGATATCTATAACTTCTTTTGACATCATTTTACTAACCACAATCCTTTGAAGCTCTCCTGGTTTTTTAAGTCCAGTTCTATGAGCATGAAAAAGATTTTCACTAGATGTATTCCACTCTAAGTTTTCAACTCGATTATCAGTTTTAATGCCGTTGATGTGATTTACTTGAGGTTTATTTTCTGGATTAGGAATAAAAGCTAATGCTACCAATCTATGTGGTTTATGAGTTTTTTGAATTTTATCATTAAACAAAGTTACTTGATGATATCCATTCATAGAAACAGTTGGCTTAAGAAAAAACAATCTTTTGTTATTCCATACCCTTCCGTCTTTACAAATAAGATAATTAGGATATCCAGTTATTTCTTTAAAATCATCCATATTAAAATAATTCTTCATGGTTAATATTTACAGTATTACTCAATAAATTTAATATATCTGATTTAAAGTGTTCTAAAAAACAGATTATATCATTTTTTAAATAATTCACTGGAATTGTCATGTTTTCAAAGCTCAATAATTGATTTTGCTTATTCCATTTAGGAATTATTAAATCAATAAAAAGCCTCTCACACTTACGACCAGTTAGATTTTCAAATAAATAAGCATAAAAAGATAATTGCATACTAATTTTAGAATATTTGTTATTAGGCAGATGGCTAAACGGCTCATGCAACCACGCCTGTCCACTTACCTTAAACAATGAATCAAAACCTTTCTCGAAGCATTTAAAGTCAGATAGATGAAACTTACTATCCTTGCGATTAGTTACTAAGCTTAGTTTATCCCAGCTACCAGCAACTCTATACTTCTTAGAGTACGGGATGCCTTGCTCAAAAGTGTTATTATAGACTTTATACTTTTCTAATACTTGAGATAGTAGTTGTTTTAAGTCTTGGTCAGAATCTAAAATAGTGGCTGTTTGAGCATACTTTTCTAAAGCCTTATCTATCCTTGTGCCATTGTCTGTAGCTTGCTGCCACATGCCTAACACCTCTTCTTTAGACATAGATTTATACTGTCCTGCTATTTTATTAGCATCGAATTTCTCTACTAAGAATCCGTATAGTTTAGAAAACGAGATATACTCGTTACCTTCTCCGTCATAATATCTATGAGAGATTGGTTCTAAATATACCTCGTTTGGAAATAAATTATGAATCATATTAACCTAATTTTCTAGTTTGTAAATAATCGTAAACCTTTTTATTCCATCTCGCATCGGCTAAAGCATCATGCTCGTTTTCGTTTTTCAACTCTTCAAAGGCTCTGCAAGAAGTTAAATGAGAATACTTTATTTCAGGAGTGTCGTCTTTGTCACCATACATATACCTAGTTGGAAGATAGATAGAAAGCCTTTCAGCATATTCATGTAGCATTTGCTTAATATCATTACAATACATTGGAAAGCCTTTTGGCAAATCAATCATTCTGCCAAATAGAGAGCAAAATAGAACCCAATCATAATCTGCATAGTAAGCGTAAAATTCTGGTAAAGCTGCTTTAAGAACCTCTCTATTTACACTATACTCCAAGTCTGATTCATCAAACGGAAGCGCTGTTTCTGGATGCAATGGCTGACAAAATTTAATTATATCTTTAGATATTTGGGTATTAGATTTATATAATTTCACTTCATTAGCATTATGACCATTAAATACATTGCTTGGGAGTTTATTAATAACATTTTCTTTAACCCAATTATCAGCATCTTTTGTATTAAACTCATTACTAATAGCATAGTATTCTCGACCATCTTCGCAAACAATACCAATACTGATTAAATCAATAAAGTGTCTTTTCTTTCCAAAAAGGGGCTTGTGAAACCCCTCAATGAACTCTGTATCTATAAAATACTTCATAATTAAAATTTATCTTCTGTTTCTTCCTCAATAACTTCTTCTGTAGATTCTGTCTCTTCAGTAGATTCTTCACCTTCTTCTACCACATCCTCGTTTAAGATAGTGAATCCACCCAGTTTCTTCTCGATATGATTAACACAGAAGTCTTTTAACTCCTCGTCAGTCATAGCGTTTAACATATCCATTGTTACATCACCACCTTTATGACGAATCCAACTTACCGCTAAATCCTTATCAGATAGTTTCTTTAGTCCCTTCACGTACTGGTCAACTTCTTCTAATATCTCATCTAAAGTTTCCATCATTGGCTCGAAATGCTCATATCCATCTTCTAAGCTAATCTTAGGGGTGGTTAATGTTTGAAATTTAGTATCGAATACTCTGCTAGTAGCCTTAATCTTTAACCATCCTAATTTACCTTTACGGAACTCGAAGGAGACGATGTCACATCCAGCCATTAAGTCAATTCTCTCCTGCTTAGAGGTCTTTTCGTGTAGTAATCCACAAATGCCTAATACGTGTGTACGTAAGTCTTCGATACGGCCTTCTAAATCCGTGTTAATTGGTGTCTTAACTCCATCTAAGAACTCATTCTCTACAACTTTGTTGTCCTTCATTGTTTCATAAATTCCAGACAGGGTAAGCCCCTTAAGTCCGTTTGCGTTTACCGCGATCTTCTTGATTAATCTTTCTTTTGACATATTTATTTTATTTATTGGTTTTTAAACTTTGCTTATATTCTTCCATCCACTTATCGGTGTGTCTTGTGCCATATTCATTACCTAAAATTAAAAAATCTTCAAAATCTTTTTTGAAAGCCTCTTCAAGTCCTTTATTTTTTAATAAGTTTTTTAAAGCCGCATCAGCTAATTTCTCCATTTTCTCGTTATCCATTATTTAAGTTTTAGTTTTTTAAACTTATTTTCAAAATATTCTCTTTTATCGTTCGGAAGGCTGCTGAAATCAAATTCTTGCGTAAAACCATTTTCAGTCTTCTTTGGCGATTTTAATCTACCGCCATAAATAACAAATTCTCCTATAAACTCTTGTAATTTCATTTCTCTAATATTAAATCACTGTTTTCATAAATAAAGTAATTGTCCATATTACTAAAGACAATTATACTCACACAAATCTTCTGGTCCCATCGGCGGTAAGTCTTCGGCTTATTCTCAATCAACTCTTCTCTCCTATCAATCTCTTGCCCAAAGATACTTAAACTGATTGAAAATGGCAACTTATTACCATTTCCATCATAAGCGATATGGTCATGTGCGTCGAACTCCGCTTGCTCAATCGGATCGGTGTCTAAGTCACCTGAATATAGTTCACTGCCTTGTAGCATAGAATATCGCTCGTGAATCCAGTAATCTTTATTCTTTATCATAGAGCTTTACATCTTTTAAGTTGATTAATTAACTCTGATTTATTCTTTAACATACCAGAAAAACTAAATTCACTTTCTTCATCATCAATACGAACCTTCATAAACTCATAATCTTTATCTGTTAACCAGTAATCAAATATTATATAAAACCTACCATTTGGCTTTTCAAAGAAACCTTTAGTTGAACTTTCCATGAATCCTAATGACTCAATATCACTCTTATCAAGATACTTAACTCTAATCTGCTTATCCATTAATAAACGCATTACATTAGCCATATCGCCCAATAATCCATAGTTTATTTTATTCTCCAACCACTCATTGTCGTTACCGTGTTCAAAATAGCATTTATGGGGATTATTAAAAACTTCTATCTCCTGTCCGAAATGAAGCTCTGTTAAATCTGGCGTGTAATATTTATTCTCTTCCATTATTTATGTTATTTAGGTTCAAGTTTGAATCTTTTGGTGGATTTAATATACTTTCTTTGTTTTCAAAATACTCTCGTTTAACGCATATTTTAAATGTATCTGACGGCAACCCTCGCTTAAGCCTATTTTCTAAAAACACCTCTACACATTTATTTAACCATTCGTTACTCCAGTTGTTCATCTCTTATTCTTTAAGTAATAGGTATAAATTTCCTC